TGTTTTGTAAATTAAAAAACCCCTAAATGTTCAGTTGGTTTACGAAACCATGCAGCAATCACTCTGCACCTGAACACTTAGAGGCTAAATGTTTTAATGTGATTGTATTTCTTAAAATCGGTTCGTTACTCCGATAGTGCAAATATACAAAAATTATTTAACTTTCCAAACCTTTGTAAAATTCATCACGCATTGTTGAGTTCATAGTATGATAAATATCACCTATTTTATCCAAGTATTCAACATCTGTTATGTTTCTTTTTTCAAGTTCTTCAACTATTTTAAAGCCTTGTTTTTGCCATAGATTAAAATCAGCTTTCATTTTATGTTTGAATTTACCAGTCAATTGAGTTGATTGCTCAACTGTTGATTTGAATAAACCAATTAGAAGATGTGATTCAAATTCTACTTTTGCTTGTTCAGTTGTTAGTGCTTTTTCCATGATTATAATTTTTCTATTTTATATCCTACAAAATCTTCAATTTCATTTTCAGGATCAAGTTTAAATCCATCCTGAACAAATATTTTTTTAATTATTTTTATTTCTTCTATTTTACCATAACACCATATACCACCTTCGGGTTCCATGTTATCTTCTAACCATATTCTTATTTTGTCTCCATCTTTATAATTTTCCATGTTCTTTGATTTTTGTTTTGTAAATTTTAATTAATTCTTTGATTTCATCTAAAGTTAGTTTAAGTGCATCCCCTCTTTTATTCATTAGTCTATTGTAAGCATCCTGTCCTATTCTTAAAGGTAATCTTAATCCGTATTCAATTTGATTGCCATGCTGATGTTGATTGCAGTAAACACATTGCCCATGTACATTATCTTCATTAAATCTTAAATTTGGATAACTTCCAACACTAAGAAAGTGACCAGCATCAAATTTACTTGTTAATGGTCTTTCACATGAAATACATGGTTTATTAGAGTCTCTTAATCGAATATATTTATTAAAGACTATTTGAAGTAAACTAAGCCATTCTGTACGGGTACGGGTATTCTCAATCATTACCTTTTTCTTTTCCTTCCATACCTTTGTTTCTGCTAATTTAGCTGCACATTTAGCACCACAAACAACTTGAGTAGTTTTAAAAGGAGTGAAGTTTCCACCACACTCCTTGCATTTTTTATCTTTAATCTTTTTTACCATTAAATGATTCAAAATATTTATTAAATAATATTCGTGCTAACTTTACCTTTTCAGTCATTTTTTCAATTACCTCTTCATTGGCATTTACTCGATAAATAAACAATCCTAAGTCAGAAATAATACGAGGATCAAAAGAAACGAAATCACACCACTTGCGACCGCTTAATAACATATAGCATTGCATCTGATAGTAGTATTCAGGCTGTTCACTCAAAAAAGTTTCATCGTTTGTAATAAAGCAATGTTTTAAATGATTTGCGCCATTATAAGGACATTTAACTTCGATTAACCCATCTTCACCTACTAAGCCATCAGGACTGCCTGTTAATCCTTCTATTTCATTTGAATAAAGCATTAAACTATCTTTAACCTCATTGCCAGTTACAGATGAGTAAAACTTTTTAGCAGTTGGTTCGTGTTCGTTGCCCCATTCAGTTGCAAAATTATTTATTCCTTGCTTAACCTCACCACTTAACTTTTCCCATACTTTTTCAAGAATATAAGTTTCTGCTGTTTTAGATAAGCTATCTTTTTTGCTTCGAGGTTCTGACATTAACTTCCAGATTTCGCTTCCGCTAAATGAACCTTGTCGATTAATAAACCATTCAGGGCTGTATATTTCAATTGTACTTTCCATAATTTATTATTAATTTATTTTTTTTTGAACTGGTTACAAATTGTAACCTTTTTAAATTGATTTTAAAAGTTTAACTTCTACTTCTTGACTTACCTCATATTTTGCCTTTATAGCATCGATTGAGCCACCTTTCATTAAATACTCTACAGCCTTGCCAAAGTATTCTGTATCGGCTTTTAAAATAGGTTTACTTGGCTTTGTTTGTTCTCTAGCAGCCTCGGTATCTTTGTCTGTAACTAAACCTAAAATTGAACTTAAAGCATATCTACGAATATAAGTAATTGCACTACCTAAAACCTGAAAGTCATTCATTCCTTTTAATTGAACTCCTTGCGGAATTTCAGTAAGTGATTCAATTGTTTCCCCTGTTTCAGTTTGAAAAATAATTGTTTTTACACAATTGCCCATAATTGGCTGGGTAAAACCTAAATTGTGCTTTGCTAATAAAGGATTGATTTTTTCAAAGATAGTTGGAAGATCTGCATAAGAATATCCGTAACCTTTTGTTTCTTTGTGGATAACTGGCACTTCTTGTTGGAATGCTGCTAAGCTTTTAAATAAACTTTGTTGTTCTTTTTTTGTTTCGTTCGTTTTCATAATAGATTGATTTAATTCTTTTTATTTTTACATTTTTGTAGTGAATAGATTAAAATGGTAAATCTGATTCATCTATTTTAGGATTATACTTTGTTTCGTTTGAATAAGTCTTTGTCTCATTCTCTTTTTTAAATGGCTCTTGGAATGCTGCACTAAAATACTTAACCCCTTTTTGACTTTCTTTTAACCATAATGATATTTCCATTTCTTTACCATTTACGTTAACAGTACCTCTGTAGTCAGGTTGTTTCTCATTTGTCTTTTTAGCATTCTTAAAGATTGCTCCGCTGTTTAATTTAGTTTCCATGTTTCTGTTTTTTATTGGTTATTGTAAATTGTTTGTAATTGCTTTTTGTTTTTTCATTTCTTAACCATTGCTCATTAACTGTATATCCTAACTTTCTAATCATTGCAATTAACTTGTGAAGGTTAAGTGTTCCCTGATTGCATTCTTTTTTTGTAATGACGTACGCATTTGAACCATTTACTGCAATGCCACTTAGTAAGGCATCCAGTACTGCTTGTTTTTGTGTTTTTTTCATAGTTATAAAGTTTTTACAAATATAATAATAATTAATTTTAAACCAAATTATAAGACAAATAATTATCTGTTAAAATATCCATTTGTTTTTTAAGTGAAATATATTTATCAGTTAACTCAAAATTGATATCTTCTTCAACATTTGCAAGTTTCTCACAAACTTCAATTAACTCTTTTTCTATTTCAGATATTCTAATTAACCTATTGATTTGAACTTTTGGAATATTTTCCATGTACATTTTAGTTTCCATATTTAGCTGTTTTTTGTTTATAAAATTCATTGATTAAATCGAGTAAATCATCACTACATTCGCCTGACTTAAAAGCCTTGTGAATAGTTACAAGGCTAAATTTCTTTCCTTTTTTATCGGCAAACCTTTTTAACTTAGTTTGGTCTCCGAATGAGTAGTACTCGTTCATTGTTTCTTGGATGTGTTTGGGTATTTTCATATTTGTTTTTAATTTAATTTAAATAAGTCGCTATAAAGTAGCGCAAAGAAATAAGTTAGTACCAATAGCCTTTGATGTTTAATCTTCGGATGTTGATATTTGTTTATTTCTATCGCTTTTTATTAGCCTTAAATTCTGTTACTAATCCAGTATTTTTATCTTTTACTGAAAATGTAGTTAATCCAGTCTTTCCGTCATCAACCCAAATAAATTTAACATTCGCTATTTGCCAATTTGTTTTTCCTTTGCAAAATTCAGGATTATCAACTTTTAATTTTTCAATAGCTTTAACTGAATAATAAAGCCATAATAATAAATCTTGTGCAAAAAAATCAAAGTTTTCTGTACTCGCTACATTAATTAGCTTTTCAAAACTATCAATCTCGTATCTTTTAGGTTTACTCATAATTGTATTTTTTATATTTGTTTTTAAATTTTAATTTGGCTACTGGTACTAACAGCACATTGCCAAAAGTGGCGGTTTAGTGCTAATATCAACTGTTGTTCTTCGGTTTAACATTTGTTTTTATATCAAGTTTAGTGCTTCGATTTCGCCACCTTCGGCAATCTGCCAACCGTTAATTAATTGTTTTGTATAATTTGTTTAATTCTTTGTCAAAACTTTCAATAAATTCCATTTCGTATTGGTTCATGCTTTGCTTTATTATGTGGCTTCCTACTCTATCGCATTTATCATTTAAGAATGTTAAAGCAAATGTGGTGTAGTCCTTATTAATAAACATTTCTAAATACCATAAGCCCAAATCAGCATTTGTATTGTTAGCTGCATTATACTCATCTAATTTATCGTAAATGTAGCTTTCCCAGTAGTTTAGTTCATCATTTAACATGGCTATTCAATTTAGACATTAATAATATGTAAGTATGGTTAAATTCCTGTTCAGTAATTTGGTCGTAGCTTAATGGGTATTGCATTAAGTAATTGTTTACTGAAATAGAGTAATCATCTTCGCCTACAAATAAAACAATAGACTTGTTTTCATTCAGCATGTAGTAGTGATGTTTGTCTTTTGTAAATAAAGGTAAGTTTACTTCAACCTCTACTTTTTCTTTGCGTTCAATTGTTACTTTCATATTCTTTGTTTTTAATTATAAAGCAAATATAAAGCATTTTTAAATACAAACAACAAAAAAAAGCAACTATTTTTTATAATAATTGCTAACTACTTGAAAATCAATAGTAAAATTTTACT